ATGCTGTGGAGCGCAAAAAATAACTGCTTCTTTTTACCCACTGCGGGGGCGCTGGTTCAGGCTCCTGACGCTATAGCGGTTGATAATGAGGTATTTAATACGTTTGGTGGGGTTGCCCCAGCAGGGAAAATGCGGGTTGTTGGGGGCGATGATCTGCCAGCATGGGGAGATATTCCACCTCCTACACATGAAGAATTGGTGATTACAGCAGAAACTGAAAAGCAAAACCGTATAGCCCAGGCTAATGACTACATGAACAGCAGGCAGTGGCCGGGGAAAGCAGCGGTGGGCAGGCTGAAAGGTGATGAACTGGCACAGTACAATCTGTGGCTGGATTATCTGGATGCGCTTGAGGCGGTAAAAACGACCAGCGCACCCGATATCAAATGGCCTACACCTCCGGCTTCGGCGGAAGGGTAATGACTGGCGCGGTACTGGTATCGACTTTAGTCAGTTTGTAGCGGTACCGCTGCCATTCTCCCAGTCGTGGCACGTCGGCATCGTCGATGTAGCCTCCAGCCTGAGCATCTGCCAGTGGGGCGATAATCGTCGTCGCCTCCGCCAGCAACGCGGTTTTCATTTGTTCTGCTGCCATCACGTCCGCAGCGTGCTGCAATTCCGTGTCTGTCACCCATTCACTACCATTCCACTTATCGTATGGTGTTGCCGGGGCCAGCGTGGTGGTATCTTCCGGATACTCCCCGGCACGGTGATAGTAACTTTCTCACCTGTCGCTGTGTTGTATACCGTTTCACCACGATGATCGGCGCCGTATTCCCAGCCGTTAAAATCTGATGTCCGGAAAATAGCAAAAGCGTCCTTGCTTTCTCCCGGCGCGTCAGTGCATGAATTGGCAGGAATGCCGACGCCAACAGGCAGATATTCAACGGATGAAGAAAGATATTCGCGCGTCTTGCCATCATAATTAAATACGGTGATATCACCGGCCACCGTAGCAATAAACTCGCTATTTAATTTTGCCTGCGTCATTATGCAGCCCTCACAATGTAGTTAAATGCGATATTACGCGGGCGGGTTTCTGATCCGCCGTATGACGATGTGTTCCCTGAAAATCCTCTTGTGCCATCGCCGGTAGTGTTCATTATTTGTCACCGACTGAGTTCCGCTGTAATTATGAGCGTGGGACTCAATACTTCCTCCTTGCGAGGTTAGTAACGCTCCCCGAATCCACCCCGCGCCCATCATCCCAGCCGCGTAAAAACTCCCCGCGCAAATCAGGCAGTCTGAGCGTCGGATAAGCCAGTGCCAGCTTGGGATACTGGGAGGTAGTGAACGCCGCTCCGTTGCATTTGAGCCACCCACCTGGTGGTGTCGCTGACGGCCACGGAATGGGCACGCCCACCGGCAAAGCAGAGCCTTCCCCTAAACCAACGTTTGCCGGAAGACATGGTTACTTCTGACGGTGCGGTACCTAACCTGCAGTACAGCCAGAAATGACGATGCTCGATACAATGCGAGGGACTATGGCATCTAAATAAAGGGGATTTTTATGCTGATCGGCTATGTAAGGGTGTCAACAAATGACCAGAACACCTCGCTGCAAAGAAATGCACTGGAAAGCGCAGGATGTGTACAAATATTTGAAGACAAAATAAGCGGAACAAAAGCGGAAAGGCCGGGCCTTAAGCGTTTATTACGGACCTTATCGGAGGGGGATACGCTGGTTGTCTGGAAGCTTGATCGTCTCGGGCGGAGCATGCGCCACCTGGTGACAATGATCGAAGAGCTACGCAATCGCGGTGTTAACTTCCGCAGCCTGACAGACAGCATTGATACCTCAACACCTATGGGGCGCTTTTTCTTTCACGTCATGGGGGCGCTGGCAGAAATGGAGAGGGAGTTAATCGTTGAGCGCACCCGCGCCGGTTTGGTTGCAGCTCGCGCAGAAGGAAGGATAGGCGGGAGGCGACCAAAACTGACAAAGCAGCAATGGGAACAGGCGGGAAGACTGATAGCCGCAGGGGAGAAACGACAGCGGGTGGCTATTATTTTTGATGTTGGAATGTCGACGCTTTATAAAAAGTTCCCTTCAGCAAGAAGGGAACATGAAGGGGCTTAAGGCATCACTAAAACAGACCGTTGAGCGAGTCTTTCACCTGGTTTATCGCATTATTTGCACTCGTCTTTAACCCGGCCAGGGCATCGCTGACGGTCGAGCTTTGCAGCTTCTCCCTGTAATCCGCATCGACACGGCTCAGGCTGAGGGTAAATTCGATTTTTTTTGGATTCCCAAATCGGTCGAACTCGGACTTGCCCCGCTCCAGACGTGTTAAAACGTACATACCATAAATACGCCCCGTACCCTCAATAAGGGGCCATGGGCGCCCTGCGTAGCCGATAGTTTCAAGGGCTGACAGCGAGAGATTTCCACCGGTGATTTCCGGGTAAAGGACGCCTGACAGCGTTATATTGTCATCACCAGCCCCAATGTACTGCCAGCCAGCTGACTGGTTAACCCGCTCGTTTTTTACGTGCCTCCACTCCTGCGAGTGCTGGAGTTGCTGGTAAGGGGTGGTGCGCAGCATAAAAACGAACATTCCAAAAACCATCATCATAATCGTCACCTAATCTCTGTCGCGGAAAGAACCACGGTTAATTCTGCCGGTGCTGGCCATTGCATCACGCACAACATTGCGCATCATTCTTTCCAGCTCCTGATCCGTGCGCTTACCAACATCGTTAAAGGTAATGTTAAAAATTGGGGCGCTGCCGGTCGGAGCGGTAACGGGAGCTGATACCGGGGCCTGTGTGGCTGCTGTCGCTGAAAAATGCCGCCAGCTGCGGGCGTTGCCACTCGCGGTACTGATTGCGGCGTAACGCGCGCTTCCTGATATGCGCCACGCAAAGCCAGAGCACGCGGCAGGTTTTTGAAAATAATGTCACCCGGCCCGACTTTCTTGGTGTTGTCAGCGGTTGCTTTTGTATTGTCTGCGATGCTTTGCAGACGTCTTTGCGTACCGGTATTTCCTGACAGTGGCGAGGCCGCAGGTGGTGCGCCAGTAGTAACTGGCGACTCTGCTTTTTTGGGGGCAACTTTAGCCATATCACCGGCAAGGAAAGCCACCTTATCCTGAAGGAGGGCGGAGCGTTGCGCATCCTCAATTTTCTTGCGCGCCCTCTCTGCTTCATCGGGTAATACACCAAGTTTTTCAAGTATCCAGCCAAGGGTATCAAGAAGCATCTTGGCTGGGGTCAGTACGAGATTTATTGCACCGCCGAGCACGTTACCGAAGATCTCGCCAGCGCTCGTGCATTTATCAAGCGTCTCCTTGCTGGTCTGCACTGGCGATAAGGTTCGTAAACCACTGCCAGACGGATTTAACCCCATCACTGATCATGTCAAAGATGGGGGAAAAGGTGGCAAAGGTATCCCTGAGAGGAGAGATCGCCTGCATAACTCCGGTAAACACACCGAGGAAAAACGCCTTAATGGGTTCCCAGTATCGCCAGATTAGCAATCCCGCAGCGACAAATGCGGCGCCAATCAGGCCTATTGGACTGAGTAAAAAAGATAAAGCCCCACCAAGAATAGATACCGCACCGGTGATCATGCCCCAGATTGCTGGTAAGCCAGTGAGGCGCAACAGCAACATGCCAATGTTTTTAGTCAGCGATCCCAAAAGTGCGCCAGGAGACAGGAATGCAGTAAGCAGACCAGAGCGAACCGGGGAGAATAGCTGAAATTCTTCCCAGTTTAGGGCGATTCCTGACAGTAAGACGGACCACCCTCTGACGTTCGCCATGGCCGGGCCCGCGGCAGTGCCGAGAGTGCGAAAAGCTGCAATGGTGCCGAGTAGCCCGCGACCACCGGTCAGCAGTGAAAAACCGAGCTGTAGTTTGGTGAGGGGGCCAATAAGAATACCCATCGCCAGTGATGCAGCGCCAATTGCCGCCACCAGTGCAAGTGCCCACCCACAACCAGAATGATTGTTTGTGCCAGGCGGGGGTTTTCTTTTACCCAAGTGCTGGCAGCGGTGATCATATCGCTAAGCCCCTGAGTGAGAGAGCGCAGAGGGCCGTCGGCAGTCTCCTCAATCTGAATGCGGAAACCTTCCCATGCGCTGTCCAGGTTTTTCAGATCACCGCTGAGGTTGTCAGCCATGACCTTCGCTGCCTTCTGCGCTTCGCCCTGAGAGCCGCGCAAATCGGCAAGGAGTTTTTGCAGCTCACCGCTACCAGCCGATCTTACCAGCGCCTGAAATGACTTTGCTGCTTCCTCGCCCGCTATGTCTTTAAAGAATGACAACTGGTCTGTGTCGCCGTACTTTTTGATAGATTTATAAATATCAGACAAGACCACTTCGGCCGGTCGCATTTTCCCGGTGGCATCGGCAACAGAAACGCCCAATTCTTTCAGGGCTGCCTGGGCTTTACCTGTTGGTGCGGCCAGACGCGAGAAGGTGGTTTGCAGTCCCGTACCTGCAATACTGCCGCGCAGGCCAACGTTCGCCATTACGCCGATCATGGCGGTTGTGCGTTCAACATCAACGCCAAGACCGGCCATCCCCGTTCCTGCATACTTCATCGCCTCACCGATGTTCATTAAATCGGTGTTAGTACGGGTAAATGCTGCGGTCAAAACATCGCTGACCCGATCCATTTCCTTTGGATCGAGACGGAACTGCGAAAGAATGTTGGAGCTGATGTCGGCACTTTCACCAAGATCCATGCCGCCAGCCAGCGCCATATTCAGAACGCCAGGCAATGCAGCCTGAATAGCTTCTGGAGTAAAGCCAGCCATTGCAAGAAACGCCTGCCCACTGGCAGCATCTCGTGAAGTAAATGCAGTTTCTGCACCGAGTTTTTTAGCCTGCGCGCGCAGATCCCCCATTTGGGAAGAGTCTTTATTAAGGCGGGTTAATGCCTGAACGCGTGACATTTCCTCGTCGAAACCAATTGCAGGCGCCAGGAATGATCCGCCAGCGTAACCCGCAGCAGCGGTGCCGAGCATCATCCCCATACCCGCCCCGCGAAGTTTGCCCGCAGTCTCTTTTGCCCGATCGTATCTGGCCTGGGCTTTCTGAGTAGCAGCCAGCTGGCGGCGTTCGCGCTCAAGTGTCTGGTTGTATTGCTCCGTGCGCCTGATGGCACTCTGGATGGCGCCGCTGCCGGTGGTGAGGTTAACGCCATGCTGGCGCACTGCCTGTGCAGCTGTGCGAAGCTGCGTCGTTTGCCTGCCGTATGTTTCAGTCAGCCGGGAAAGTTTGGTGCGAAGTGACTCAAGTCGCGCCGTCTGGGCTTCAGTAAGCTGGCCGCCTTCGCGTTGTTTCTGGTTGAGACCGTCAAAGGCCCGCTGGGTGCTTTTCAGCTTCAGCGCAGTGTCATTGGCTTGCGAGCGCAGCTTATCAAATGACGTTGCGCTTTTTTCCAGGTCTTTGATAGAGGACTGTGTTTTTTTGAGGGAGTCAGAAAGGCCGCCAATGGCTTTACTGGCGGCGCTGACCGGGCGGGTGAGCTTGTCAATTGCACTGAAAGCAACGCGAATACTAAGATCCATCGTCGTCATCCTCCTTCTCATGGTTACCGCTTCTGATGGCCGCCCGTTCGCGCCAGGCCATCAGCTCGCGCAACTCCATGCTGTGCATTTCGGAGGGCGGCCAGTGAAATATCACAGCGATGTCAGCGATCAGATCGTCGACATCGGCTGAATACTGCCTCTCTTACTTGCTCGCCGTCGCCGCCTCGCTCGGTGCGGACGGCGCCGCTTTCGTCAAAAAAGGCGTAATTTCTTCGCACAGCGCCGTAAAGTCGCCGGTCGCCATTGAGGAAATATCAGTGGTTGTCAGCTGAGGCGCGGTGACGCGTGTCAGCAGAGTTGATACCGCGTCATAGTCGAAGTTGAGAACATCAACCAGCGCAGCCCGCGCCAGTGAGCCAGCTTGCTTGATTGTGTCGGTGATTGCGACGGATTTGATTTCCTGGTGCCGCGTTTAATGGGTTGGCTGAGAGTTACTGACATTATATTTTCTCCGGGCCGGCCAGGCTGGCCGCCATTGGTAGTGGTTAAAAAATGATTACTGGCCGAGGCCCAGGGCGGACGCAATGCGGTCCGGGTAGAGACTCTTGCCGGTTGCGCTTGTAGATGAAGTTCAGCAGGTCGATTTCCAGCAAAGGCTTGTCATCCACGGAGAGCTTGTAATACGTATTTTTGAGCGCATAAGTATGGGCTGGTGTCATCACCCTGCTTGGCTTCGCCCTGGTCAACTTCGGTAATACGTCCGCGCATCTCGATCTCAAGCAGGGAACTTGTTCCACCGCTGTAGATCTCACCGACAAAGCGCGTGCGTAGTTCGTCAATGTCCCCGCCCCATTTCAGGATCAGCTCTTCGACCATGCCGCCAACAACCATTGATGCATCCAGTGCACCTGAATCAAGGCCGAGGTCGACAGCAGCGGAGCCAAGCATCCCGCCACCCTGGTAATCTTCCGTTTTACGGGTAATTTTGGGGAGCGTGACGCTGGGGATTTTCCCGATGTAGTTGTCACCATCGACAAACATCGTGAACAGGCGGAGTTTCTTCGGAATAGCCATTTATGCACCTCCCAGCGATGCAAAGGCTGGTTCGTAATACTGATCGGTAAACGTCTGGATCAGCGTTAAATCTTCCAGCGGTGGTACGGGGCTGTAGTTGTAGCGAACAACGGCTTTACCCTGGCGAATACCGGTGGTCGGGTTATCGACAATATCAAACCAGCATGCAGCACCAATCAGTTTGCCAGCAGTAACCAGCGCCTGAAGCTTGGCATTGATCCCACTCACGACGTCTTTGACGTTAGCCGGGGTAAGAGGTTTGTCCACGGTGGTGAACTGTGCTTCCGCGATGCTGTCCGCCAGAATTTGGGCCGTACGGGTAAACACCTCGAAAATATACTCTTCGGTGTCGGTGGTGCGGTTCCCCCAGAACCGGAAGCCGTCGCGTTTGATCAGCGTGGTAATCTCGTTGGCGTTCAGCTCGTTGGCGTCGGAGTCCTCCGCCTGTAACGCCCAGAACACATCTTTGGAGATACCCAGGACGTTTTTCACCGCAACGTTAGAAAGTGACTTGTGCCAGCCCTGCTCATTGTCAATCAGTGCCCGCAGGCCAAGCGCATAGGCAACAGCCGGGAACTCTTCATTAACGCCGGTCTGCGGGTTGTAGGCGATGAAGTTAGGCCAAATCATCATCCCTTCACGTTCGGCAAACTGCTCGCGGTAGGTTTTCGCTTCGGCAATAGTCTCGCAGCTATCGCAGTAACTGTAAGAGAATGCACGCAGCTGCTTCGCAATTACGCGCAGCTGTGCGGTTACTTCCTGCGTGTCGTACATCGGAATGCCGAGGATACGAGGGCGATAACCGGTTTTCTGCTCTGCGGTCAGCAGGGCAAACATCCCGGTATAGCTTCCGTCAGCCTGTGTGCCACCGATAATGAGCTGGGATTGAGTTTTGGCATTTTCTCCTTCCTTTGCTTCGGCGACACGAACAACAATTACACGTGTGCTGACCTGGTCGGAAATAGCCTTGAGAGATTTATACAGTGAGCCTGTTTTGCCCGCCTTACCCAGCACGCTAATCACGCGAGTGATCAGGACTGGCGTATCAAGTGGAAAGGTGAGGGGATCGGCATCATCGGCCACCGCAACCAGACCAATGACCGTTGAATCAATGTCATTGATCGCGGTCTGGAGGTCGGTGTTTTCTTTGGTGCGCGCCCCGTGGAAAAAGTTGTCGGTCATACTCTACCGCCATCATGTTTAGTGAGTTCATGGTGATATTCGCTGAATTCTGGGCGGCAAACACGTTGCGATGGATGTAGCAGAAAGGCGACAACAAAAGGCTGTTTGTCCTATCGCGCGCGCATGGAAATATTTGCGAGAGGAGAAAGCGATGGCACTGACAACTGACGCAATAGAGAGCGCAAAAAGCCTGCTGAATGCAGGTGCTGAGAAATTCAAAAATTATCCTGGCGACCTGTCACGTGTGCCAGCGTTTAACGTCATGCTTGGCGGCAAGGCGCTGATCATGCTGGATGAGAAAATACTCTCGTTAGAATTAACAGATAACAGGGGCTTTAATGCTGATGAACTGACTATCACTGTTGATGACAGCCAGGGAGATATTGAGTTACCGCCACGTGGCGCTGAATTATCGGTAGCGATAGGCTGGCAGGGAGAAAAACTGGTACACAAAGGGATTTTCATCGTGGATGAAATTGCGCACTCAGGGCCGCCGGACCGTATCGAGATCACGGCCAGAAGTGCAGATTTCCGCGATGAATTTAACGTTAAGCGGGAGGTGTCGTGGCATGACGTTACAGTAGAGCGCATCGTCTCTGCTATAGCTCACAGGTACAAGTTAAAACCTCTCATCTCAGAGCAACTGATGTCCGCCGAGATCGATCATGCAGATCAGACGCAGGAAAGCGATATGTCGTTTCTGACGCGCATGGCGGAAATGCTGGGCGCTATTGCAACTGTGAAAAATGGTTACCTGCTCTTCATCCTGCCTGGTGGTGGTGTTAGCGCAAACGGCAGAGCGTTGCCGGAGTTTTCCATCACGCGCAGCAGCGGAGATCGCCATTCTTTCCGGATTGCAGATCGCGACGCATACACTGGCGTGCAGGCGTACTGGCTTGATATGGAATTCGGGAAAAAGAAAAAGGTTACTGTTAAAAAGCGGAAGAAAACCGCAGACAAAAAGCCGCGTAGCAGCAGCCGGGAAGGGGACTATATTGCCGGTGAAGATGGTAACGTTTTTGTACTCCGTACGACGTACAGCAGTGAGATGGCCGCACAACGTGCAGCAGCTGCAAAATGGCAACAACTCCAGCGCGGAGCTGCTGAGTTCTCTCTCACCCTGGCTTACGGGCGCGCGGATCTTTATCCGGAGATGCACGGAACGGTAACGGAGTTCAAAGATGTCATTGACGGCCAGGACTGGATAATTGCGAAGGCGAGCCACACTATTGACGATGGTGGGTTTAAAACACGTCTGGAACTGGAAGCAAAAATACCTGAATGGATTGCAGAAACCGAATCATAGCGGCCATAATATGAGCGAGTTCAACTCCCGCCATGGGAGGCCATTATGTTTAAGTGTCCTGTTTGTGGTGCCGTCGCTCGTACGCGCACCAGTCGCCCTCTTAGTGAAATGACAGTCCGGCATTATCACCAGTGCCAGAATTTCGAATGCAGTATTACGTTTACTACGCTCAACAGCGTTGAGAAACTGGTAACCAAACGCGCCCCCCGCGAAAAGTTACCGGCTGATTTCATCCCATCAGATGCCTTCCCCGCTTCGCATTATGGAAGCAGTCAACTCAGCCTCGCAGTATGAAGAAAACCCCGCATTTGCGGGGTTTTGCTTGAGAAGCAATCAGCAGAAAATGATAATTACCGCTCTTACCAATGGAAGTGGGGAACGAAAATGAGAAAAACCATGGTTTTACTGGCATTAATCGGGCTCGTAGGGTGTAAGCCTAGTGTTGATAAGGCTATTGAACTGGCGCAGAAAGAGGTTGCCGCGGATACAAGAGATCCAGATAGCGCAAAATTTCGATATATGCGTTTTGTGCAAACAGAAGAAACAAAAGATGGTGAGGTTAAGGGGATCGTATGCGGGCAGCTGAATGCGAAAAATGGGTTTGGGGCTTACGCTGGTTTTTCTCCCTTCCTGGTCGAAATAAACATGGTTCCTAAGGGCGCATTCTCAAAGGGTGTAACCTACTCAATCTTAAGAAAAGAAATTTACACAGGTTTAGATAGAACGACGCCAAAAGATTACGAGAAATTGTGCGGCCCAGAAGAGTCGGCCGCACAATAGAAGGCCACTGTTACAGTGGCATTAAAATGTCGATATGGTCACAGTGTGGACACTGGCTGATAAAAATCCTTTTTTATCAGTTGGATGGGAGCAGGCTTGGCGCACCATCCCTGTCTTCCCCCACATGATGTGGGGGTTTTTTTTGTCCTTTATTTAGCAAATTCTCCGCTAAAGCGATCCGCTATACTAGCCCCAGAGAACCTCTGGAGCGCATATGAATCAATCCTATGGCCGGCTGATTAGTCGGGCGGCAATTGCTGCAACGGTGATGGCATCGCTGTTGCTGGTGATAAAAATTTTCGCATGGTGGTACACGAGTTCCGTCAGTATTCTGGCGGCGTTGGTCGATTCGCTGGTGGATATTGCGGCATCGCTGACTAACCTGCTGGTGGTGCGTTATTCACTGCAGCCCGCCGATGAAGAGCACACCTTCGGTCATGGGAAAGCGGAATCGCTGGCGGCATTGGCGCAAAGTATGTTTATTTCTGGATCGGCGCTTTTTCTGTTTCTGACCGGTATCGACCATCTGGTGCGTCCGGAACCCATGAATCAGCCGGGAATCGGGATTATTGTCACTATTATCGCGCTTTTTAGCACCATTGTGCTGGTGACGTTTCAGCGCTGGGTGGTGCGCCGCACGCAAAGCCAGGCGGTGCGCGCAGATATGCTACATTATCAATCAGATGTTATGATGAACGGTGCCATTCTGGTCGCGCTGGGGCTATCGTGGTACGGCTGGCACCGGGCTGATGCGCTGTTTGCATTAGGTATTGGCGTCTATATTTTATATAGCGCATTGCGTATGGGTTATGAAGCGGTGCAGTCGCTGCTGGATCGCGCGTTGCCAGACGAAGAGCGCAAAGAAATTATCTCTATCGTGACGAGCTGGCCAGGCGTCAGTGGGGCTCACGATCTTCGCACGCGGCAGTCAGGGCCGACCCGCTTTATTCAGATTCATTTGGAAATGGAAGACAACCTACCGCTGGTTCAGGCGCATCTGGTGGCTGAGCAGGTAGAGCAAGCAATTTTGCTGCGTTTTCCGGGATCCGATGTCATTATTCATCAGGATCCGTGCTCGGTTGTTCCGCAGGGACGACAAGGGCGTTTTGAACTTTCGTAA